GTTGCGTAGGGGTGCCATAAACAGGCTGTTGGGGGTGAGGAAGAACCCTGTGACAGGCCTGCCAGACGTGGAATGGCACCAGGGGCTAGTGAACAGACAGCAACAGCTGTGCGCTAGTGCAGGTATGAAACGTTTTGTGAAGTGGTATAGGAAGAGCTTGCCACCAACTGAGGATTATGACGAGTTGGTGCACAAGTGGTTGGTAGCACCACATCCAAAACGGGAGCTTAGGATGCGTGAAGCGCGCAAGGCTCTAAGGAAAGGGCATAGGTGGGTAGATCGTCGCCGCTACGTCGACTACAAACTTAAGCCGGAGGAGATGCTGGCTCCAGGAAAACAGCTACGTTGCATAGGTGAAATTTCTGCATTATCAGCCTTTGAACACGGCCCGCTGGCCGATGTCCATAAAATGGTATTTGCCACCCCCTACCACTACCGTGGTGGTAGCATGGTGTTTATCCCAGGACCGAAGGAGGAATATCTTGATGAGGCGATGAGGTTGCTGCGCACATGCCCGCAGCGCATTACCTACATCTTTTTCTCTGACGACTCATGCATCGCAGTTCGATGCAAGGATGGAATATTCAGAGCTAATTTGGATCTTAGTTGGTCTGATGGCTCCATGTTTTATCCAGAATTCGAGATGGCGTTAGAATGCTTGGCTATCGGTAAGTACGCGGACAAAGTCCGGAGTGCTTTCCGGCAGTGTCAGAAGCCCATACGCTTGATTAATGGCAATGCCAGAAGGAGAGGGCCTACAAACAAAAAGGTCCTTGATTTTATCGAGTTCAAACTCGATAGAGGTCATTACTGTTTACCGTCGGGTTTTTCAGGTACCACACTGATGAACAATTTCTCTCAAGCTATGCTGTTTACAGCTATAGTCGATCGATTGAATCGGCGCTCGTACACTATGGAGGAGGTTAAAAACCTCATTCCACTGGCCGCTAACAACGCTGGGTTGGTAGTTAAGGTCGATGTGTGCAAGTGTTTGGAGCACTATCAGTTCCTGAAGCACTCGTGGGCGCTCAGCGTCACAGGTGAATGGAAGCCATATGTCAACTTGGGTTGTTGGTTCCGGGGATTTGGCATCATAAAGGGGCACCTACCGGGGAAGGGTAGGATCACTGAGCGTTTCCGACGCTTCATGGGGGAGCTAGTACTTGGTCGCGCAGCCTGGGGTGGTCACCCAGTAACGCGTGTCTTCCAGGAAGTTTTCCCATCAAAGGCGGATAAGACCATGCGAGAGTACATTGAGTCCAAAGGTATGGACAAGTATTCCGATCTGACGATAGGTCCCTCATTGGAGGTTGAGTCGTTGGCCCGACGGTATGGGGTGACAGTGCACGACATTGAAGACTTTTGTGATGTATTCCGAAGGTCTCAAGGGGTCGGAGTGCTGATATCTCATTACTTGATAGATCGCGTTATGAGCAAGGACTATGGTTATGAACGGACCATGGTGCTGCCTGGTTTGAGGCCGGCTCCGCATCTAAGCAGACCGTTTGGGAAGGTGGTAAGGGACTGGGAAGGCCTCCAGTTCTCCCCCCCCGAGGCCGCTTTTGGGGTTGTGCGTGACAACTCAAGTCGCTTGCGTCAGCGAGTGGCCGAAC